TCATCTACTGGTACGGCGCGCCGAAGGAGGCCGACCCAGATGACCCTGCCGTCTGGAACGGCTGCAACCCTGCCTCCTGGCTCAGAGAGGGAAGCTACCTGGCACAAGAGCACCGCAAGCTCAAGGCGAAGGGGCACTCGCTGGAATGGCGCATCTACCATCTCAATCAGATCCTTGGCGTGGAGGAGACATGGCTGCCAGACGGGGCGTGGGAAGCGCAGCGCCTGGGCAGCCCCGCAGCAGACCCCTGGCACGGCTTGGATGCCGCGCTGCCCATCGGCGCTGGCGTGGAGAAGGCGCCGGCCAGTGAAGGTGGCGCAGTGGTGGCGGTACAGCGGCAGGGTGAGCGCGGGCTGGTGCGCGCACAGCACTTCGCGGCGCAGCAGGCCACTGGCCGCGTAAGCGTGGAGGCGATGCGACTGGCGCTGCGCGATCTACGTACCCGCTTCCCGGCGCCGATGATGCGCGACCCCAAGACGCGCCGGCCGGTGGCAGGGCCGGCGGTGGCATTCGATCCGTGGGCCTTCACGGAGAGCGCCGACCAGCTGGAACAGGACGGCGTCAACATGGTGGACTTCCCGCAAGCGGCGAGTACGATGGGGCCGGCCAGCACCACCACGTATGAGCTTGTCACGACGAGTAGGCTGGTACACGACGGCGACCCGGTGCTAGCGCGGCACGTGGCGGACACCGTGGCGCTGCTTACCGAACGAGGCATGAAGGTCACGAAGGGCAAGAAGCGCCCCAATCACAGCTGTGTGGCGATGGTCATGGCCGTGGCGATGGCGCTTCAGGAGGCACCGGTGCCGTATGTCAGGCAGCCCCGACGTGCTGTAGGCTTCTGACATGACCCTTGAGGACGTGCTGTCCGGTCGGCTCACCGAGACGGTCCAAGTAGGACCACGCGATGCCGACCTACCACCTCTCACGAGCGGCCTCATAATCACCGCCAAGTTCCTCAAGGAGCGGCCGGTCGGTAGCCCGGCCTGGTACCTCCGGCGCCTGCTGCGCAACCTTGACGCGCGCGCCGAGACGATGCGCCACTGGGACGACTACTACCGCGGCGTCCAGCCTCTGGCGTTCGCCAGCGAGCGCTTCCGCGAGGCGTTCGGTGGGCGCTTCCGCGCCTTCTCGTCCAACTTCTGCGCGCTGGTGGTGGACGGTACGCGCGAACGCATGGAACTCACGAGCTTCACAGGTCTACCACCCCGGAGTCAGCGCCGAGCGATGAACATCTGGACCGAGAACCGCATGGCCGCTCAATCCCAGATCGCTCACACGGAGGCGCTGGTGAAGTCGGTCGCCTACGTGATGGTCGCTGTCGGCCAGCTGGACGAAGGCCCCACGCTCACCGTCGAGGACGGCCTGGACGCTATCACCCTGCCCGACGCCCACCACCCTCACATCCAGCGCGCTGGACTCAAGCGTTACCGCGACGACGCCGGGCATGTCATCTATCACCTCTACCTGCCTGATGCCATGTGGGTGCTGCGCTCGCAGGCGCCCACCACCGGCGCCGGCATGTCCGCCATGGTGCCCATGCCAGGCGTGCCCTGGCCGGCACCCAATCCACTCGGCGAGGTACCTCTCGTTCCCCTCATCAACCGTCCGCGGCTGGGCAGCGAGGGCCAGAGTGAGATCGACTCGATCATGTCCAATCAGGACGCCGTGAACAAGTACCGCGCCGACGCGCTGGTGGCAGCTGAGTTCGCCGCCTTCCGGCAACGCTGGGTCATCGGCATCGACATCCCGGTGGACCCCAAGACAGGCAAAGAGGTTGAGCCGTTCAAGGCGGCCGTAGACCGCCTATGGACCGTGCCTCGTGCCGACCCCGAAGACCCCAATCCTGGGCAGGTGCAGTTCGGTGAGTTCGAGGCCACCGACCTTGAGCCGTATCAGCGCATGATCGAGAGCGAGGTAGGGGCCATCTCCTCCATCTCGCGCCTCCCGTACCACTACCTGCTAGGTCAACCGCAGTCCATCCCGCCATCGGGCGAGTCGCTGAAGTCTTCGGAGGCCGGCCTGGTAGCGAAGGTGCGGACGCAGATGGTCCACTTCGGTGACGCCTGGGAGGAGGTCGTCCGCCTGTCGCTCCTGGCAGTAGGTGACCCGGCCGGCCGTAGCCGCATGGCCGAGGCGCAGTGGCGCGACCCCGAGACGCGCAACGAGAGCGCCCGCGCCGATGCCACGGTGAAGCTGTTCGACGCCGGCATCATCACCCGCGAGGAGGCGCGCGCCGCCACCGGCTACGCGCCTGTCATCGAACAGGAGGCATGACGTGCCTATCAGCGACCGACCGTGGGGCAGTATCAGCGAGAGCGACTACACGCCAGAGCAGTTCTGTCGGGCCGCCCTGATCGACCTCAATCCACCGGGTGAGGAGAAGGTGAAGGGGCTGTGCAAGCTACCGGTCAGGGAGCCCAACGGAGCCCTCAACCGGAATGGCGTGCATGCGGCCGCGGGACGTTTCGGGCAGACCGACGCACCGCCTGCCGCCAAGCGCGCCGCTGCCAGACGTCTCATGGCGGCGTACGCAGAGTTGGACGAGGAACCGCCTGAGTCCGTGATGATGATGGCCCGCTAGACGAAGGATGTACGATGCCAGACGACACGACGGCCCAAGGCGACGCTCAGGGAGCGACGCCCGGACAGTCCCAAGGGGACGCGCCACCGGCTCAAGGAGCCACCCCACCGACGCAGGGCGCAGGGGATGACAGCGGAGGCGCCACCGTCGAGGCCCTGACGGCACGGATCAGTACGCTGGAGCGCGAGAACCGCACCTACCGGCAACAGATCCGGTCCGCCCGAGAGCAGCAGGACACCGGCGAGGTAGAACGTCTCACCGGTCGGGTCGCGGACCTAGAGAGAGAACTGGTCGACCAGCGTGTCCAGAGGCAGGAGCAGTCCCTGCGCCTGGCCGCGCTGACCGAGGCACAGCGACTCGGGTTCCGTAATCCCGACCTGGCATACCGGCTGATGGACCACAGCGCCGTCGAGTACGCAGAAGATGGCGCACCGCGGAACGTAGGCCGCTTGCTCGGCGAACTTGCCAAGACCGACTCCTACCTGCTCGGTACCACCGACTTCGGTGGCGGTGCGCGCAGCAGCGCTCAGGGCGCCGACATGAACGCGCTCATCCGCAGAGCGGCGGGGCGCACCTAAGACCGGAGGACGGCCGTGGCTTACAGCAACATCATCTCCCGCGCCGATGTCGCGGGCATCATCCCCGACGAGTACTCGACCGAGATCATCGCGGGTCTACCAGCTGCATCGGTGGCCCTGGCTCAGTTTCGGCGAGCCACGATCCCCCGCGGCGTTACGCACATCCCCGTCATCAGCGTCCTGCCGGTGGCCTACTGGGTCGGTACGACCGACACAGGGCTCAAGCAGACGGGCGAGCAGAACTGGCAGAACATCACCCTGACGGCCCGTGAGTTGGCGGTCATCGTGCCCATCCCGCAGGCCGTCCTTGACGACGCCACGACCGACCTGTGGGCCGAGATCAGGCCACGGCTCATCGAAGCCTTCGGGTCCAAGATCGATGCGGCCGCGCTGTTCGGCACCGACGCACCGTCCGACTGGCCCGACTCCATCGTGGAAGACGCGGTAGCAGCCGGCAACGAGTTCGTCGTCGGCAGCGTCGGCGGTCAGGACATCTCGGTGGACATCAGCGACACCTGGGCGCTCGTCGAGGAGGACGGCTTCGACGTCACCGCGCAGTGGGCGCGGCGCAGCATCCGCTCCCGCCTTCGCGGCCTCCGCGATGACAACGGCCAGCCCGTGTTCCAGCCTCCCCTCACGGCAGGCGACATGCCCTCCATCTACGGCGAGGACGTCCTCTACGTCGCTAACGGCGCGTGGGACAACACCTACGCGATGGTGGTGGGCGACCGGAGTGCGGCCATCCTCGGCATCCGGCAGGACATCAACTACCGTCTGTTCAGTGAAGGTGTCATCACCGACGACTCGGGAGACATCGTGCTCAACCTCATGCAGCAGGACGCCGTTGCCCTGCGCGCGACCATGCGCGTCGGCTACGCTGTCGCCAACCCGGCCACCCGGCTCAACACGGAGGCCGGCACGCGCTTCCCGTTCGCCGTTCTGACGGAGGCGGGCAGCTAAGGTCTACACCGTTACTTGGAGGCCCGCGAGGTTCCCCAGACCCGCGGGCCTCCCATCATCCTGTACACGGAGGGACCGGCATGCTCACCGTGGACGAGGCGAGAGTGCTCATCACCACGTCCATCTCGGACGTCGATCTTCTCGACATCATCGCCCGCGAGGAGGCATGGCTGGCGCGCCGCATCGGTCC